GAGAACATTATTAATTACGATAGTGATGGTAGTCCAGTACTTACACCTGCTATGGTTGGCTTCACCGCTACAACCTGTGAACCAGTTACAATTACTAATTCTGGGGCTACCTATTCAGTTACTGTTGTTTCAGGTGGTTTATTGGTTTTACCTAATATTGAAGTAACTGATTCAGATGGTTCAACTTATTTTCAACCAAGCGTAACCGATGTAGTGTGTACACCACAGGTACAAGAGATGTTCATCCAGTTCGGTTTTCTAATTGGTGATGACCAGACGGGAGACTTGACCATTGATGCAGACAATGCAGGTACTTTTACATCTACTTCTGACGATGGAAGTAGTGGTACAATTACATTCAGCATTAATAGTGGTGCATTTGCAGCATTCGTTAATCCTACCGTATTAGGTATCGGTGATACAATAGCAGCAAATAGGACGATTACAACGGGCTTAGGCTTTGCTAAAATAACAGGAACTTATGTCTAAACGCTTCACATATTGGAACAGTTTTGCTTCTGCTCCATCGTCCAGTTATATCTTAGATAATATAACATCATCAGCATCATACGCTGTATCATTTTCCAGATATTTAAAGGCTTCTTACGTAGGTAGCCCAGTAGTTAGATTAAGAATGTCGAGCAATGGTAATCAGGAATTTGATTTCACACCCGAAGAACTAACTGATGGCACTGCAACTGGACTATCTAATGGAGGTCTGGGTATAGTTACACGAGTTTATAATCAAGTCAATGGAACATTTTTCTTTGACTTAATAGCCAGCAGGCAAGCTAATATGATTGTTGGTGGAGTACTTGTGGTGGATGTCAACGGGAAAGCCTCAATAGCAGGTAGAAATGGTTCTTATACCCGACTTGCTATGACCCCACTTCCATATACTGGTTCCAATTGTGCGGTATTTAATGTTGGTAAGATGGTTGAAGGTTATCAAGCAACCTTATATAGGGTATGTGCCTTTGGGAAATGGCAGTCTTCTAATGACCCTAATCAATCTTGGGTTGTGCTATCAATGGGAGTACCTGCTAATATTGGAGGTAGTATTACCCAATTACCATTTACAAGTTTCTATGCTAATGGTAGTGATATTAGCGCAGGTAATTTGAGACCATATTTAGGTATACCAACGATTAGTAATATAACTGGATTAAACTTAACCGCAGCTACGTGGAGTAATGAGGCGTTGGGTATCGATAGGACTCAATTGTGGCCCAATATGCAGGAAGATGCTGTTGTTGCATCGAGAGAAATGGAACAAATATATTTCAACGACTTTTTAGAAGCTGAAAGAACAATAATACAAACAAATCAAAGAAACTTTTATGGATATTACTAAATTATATTTCGACTCTAAAGAATTGGCTGAGGCTTATTCCGCAGCAGAAGCTGAGTACCGAGGCTGTAACATGGAATCAACTATTTTTTGGTATGAGATTGAATACGATGAAATTGGTTGGTATTGTGAAATTTATATAGAAAGTTGAACTACCCACCGTGAAATTAAGTAGATGGGTTAAATCTTTTGGTTATTCACCTATATTTATTAGTAGTAATCAAGCATTATAATAAAGACACACAAAAAAATAAAGTTAAATGGCTGAAAATAGAGTATTCGTTAGTCCTGGTGTATATACCTCCGAGAAAGATTTAAGTTTCGTTACCCGTCAAGTAGGGGTAACCACATTAGGTTTGGTAGGGGAAACTACTAAAGGACCTGCATTTCAACCCGTATTCATATCTAACTATGATGAATTCAAAACCTTCTTCGGAGGTCAAAATCCAACAAAGTTCAAAGGTAGTGGGTACCCAAAGTATGAATTACCTTATATCGCAAAATCATACCTAACACAATCAAATCAATTGTTTGTTACAAGAATTCTAGGATTCTCAGGTTATGATGCTGGTGAAGCATGGGGTATTACTCTTGACGCTGCATTAGACCCAAGTACAGTTGTTACCACTTCTGGTGCAACATATACGGGATTCTCAACTGACTTCTTAATCAAATATGAGGTTATTACTGGTGGTACTGTTACATATACTACCCCAGAATCAGTTATTGGGACATTAATACTTAATGGTTCATTAAACACTGCATTAGCATTTTTAGAGACTGCCTCAACTGGTGATACCGCTAGTATTCCTTGTACTTACATTAAGGTGGGTAACACATTTGTTGGTAATTCATTCAACCTATTCGTTACTGATGTTACTACTGTCAGTGGTGCGACAACTGGTCACACTTCTGGTGTAACTACAAGTTGTTCAGGTACATCCTATTCAGACGTTGAAGACCAATTAGTAGCATTGCTACGTTCACGAGGTCAATACAATGGTGATGAAATATTGGTTCCAGAAGTAACAGGTACTACATCATTGGATACTACGTATATCGAATTCGGTGCAACACCAACTGGTGCTGCAACTGACCCATTAGGTAATTTCTCCTTAAGTGGTATTGCTACTACATTAGGAGTTTTCGATTATAATTTATCATTTGATAAAACTAAGAGAAATTACATAGGTAAGGTATTAGGTAGAGGTGAGAAAGATGGTAAAACATCAGTATTCGTTGAAGAATTGTACCAAAATATGATGGATAAAGCTATTACTGATGATAAAGTAAGAGGTATTAACCTTTCACTTATTGATTACGTTATTGGTCTACCGTTTAGTGATTACCAAACCGAGTATACACCTGCTGTAACTCCTTACGTGGTATCAGAACTTAGAGGTACTAATTTACTTAGATTATTCAGACTTTGGACAATTGCTGATGGTAATGCGGCTAATCAGCAAATTAAGATTTCAATTACGAATATCAAACCAGATGAAAAGACTTTCGATATGGAAGTTAGAGCATTTGGTGATACTGATGCGAATAAGGTAGTTCTTGAGAAGTTCGCACGATTGACAATGGACCCAACATCAAACAATTATATCGCCAAGAAGATTGGTACGTTGGATGGTGATTACAGTTCTAACTCGTCATACGTATTAGTTGAATTAGATGACACTAATGATACGAGTGATGCTTTCCCAGCAGGTATGATTGGAGTGCCAATAAGAGACTACTCACAAGTAGCTAACTCTGGTGTTACATTCCCAACAATTTGCTACAAGCAAACTTATGGTACATTCGAGAATAAGAGAAAAATCTACTTAGGTCTTTCTAATACCGTAGGTATCGACCAAGATTTCTTGGATTATAAAGGAATCCCAGATAGTAATGATATTTCAATGTGGACTGGTCTTACTAAAGGTTTCCACATGGACATTGATGCTACTGGTGCGACTATCGATGGGGTGGAAGTAGTTTACAATTCATCAGGTGATACCTATTCACCAGTATTCCTATTCGATGTGGGGTCTTATGAATTCAGAACTGATTCTGGTATTATTGGAACTGATTATGAAAAGATTTACGCTAGAAAGTTCACATTTGCACCATATGGTGGATTTGATGGATGGGATGTCTATCGAGACCAAAGAACTAATAAAGATACCTACCGAATCAACGGTGCTAAAGGTATTGATGGTTTGAATTCAGGTGCATTTACAAATAGAGCGCTTACCAACGGTGATGCTGGTATTACGTCTGACTATTACGCTTACCTAGAGGCTATCTGGACATTCAATAACCCAGAATCAGTAAACATTAACGTGTTTGCAACTCCTGGTATTGATGGTATTGATAATAGTAATCTAGTTGAGGAAACTATTGAGATGATTGAGCAAGATAGGGCTGACTCTGTTTATATCATGACCCTTCCTGATGTTGACTCAGGTGGTGAAATTCTAGACCCAAATGATATCGTAAATGATATTGATGGTCTGTATGATAGTAACTACAGTGGTACGTTCTTCCCTTGGGTACAAGTAAATGACCAAGAGAATAATGTTTACATCTGGTTACCAGCTACAAGAGACTACGTTAGAAACGCAGCTTTAACTGATAATATTGCATTCCCATGGTATGCAGTTGCTGGGGTACAAAGAGGAGATGTAGACGCTATTAAAACTAGAATCAACCTTACACAAGAACAACGAGATGTGTTGTATGCGGGTCGAATTAACCCAATTACTTCAATCGCTAGTGAAGGTATTAAGATTTGGGGTAACAATACTCTACAGATTAAAGAATCAGCACTTAATAAACTTAATGTGAGAAGATTACTTCTACAAGCTAGAAAACTAATATCTGCGGTATCTATTAGATTGTTATTCGAACAAAATGATGACATCGTAAGAAACCAATTCCTTGGGTTGGTGAACCCTATCTTGGATAATATGAGGTCTGAAAGAGGTCTTACTGATTTCCGAGTGGTATTGGATGACAGCCCAGAGTCTAGAGATAGAAACGAACTTTTTGGACGTATATTCATTAAACCAACAAGGGCACTCGAGTTTATCTGTGTAGAATTTAATATTATGAACACTGGGGCATCTTTCGAAGATGTTTAATATCTAATGATTATCTAAAAAAAAAAAAGCCTGATTATGTCAGGCTTTTTTATATCTAATAGTTCCACAATCATATATTCGATAGATACCTCTATCTAACATTATCTGGTGTTCAGTTTTATTTTCAACATCAAAACCTTCTTTTCCTAATATGTGCTTCCTGAACCCAAATCTATGTTTCCTAGTGTTACCAATAATGTAATGGTAATTTGGTCTATTCACACCATCTTTATTAAACCCTAACGTCTCATATAGTTCACCTTGACTCCATCTCCTATCAGCGTAACTTATAATTTCTTTTGGGTTATAAGTTTTAATAAAATATTTCAACAATCTGGAGGCACCACCTATTACCGTTGTATTTTTTTTATTACAAAACCTACTTAACTCGTAATAATTACCACCCTTACCCATACCCAACCTAGGTCTATTGAAATGCATACTACATACTACTTCACCATTATAGGTTAATCCTATATCGATACTACTACCAACCGAACCTTGTAAATGGTTTTCATTTAAAAATGATTTAGTTGTTGGTTTATCTAATTCAACTACTCTACATTTCCTACC